AACAACAACCTACACAACCCCTTCCTCAAGATCAACAACCTGAACAAGAATCACTTGATAAACCTGATCCTGTAAATGCTGAAAAAGTTAAAGAGGAAGCACAGGAAGAGGAACAATCAGCACTAGAATTTGCCGGTGAATTAGCTGCAGCTCCAGTTGTTGGTGTAGCTGATTTTGCTGTTGATTTTCTCAATCTTGTCCCTGGTGTAGAGGTTCCGAAAGTACCAGAATTTGAAAGTGAAATTACACAGACTGTTCGTGAAATCTCTTCTATTGTAATTCCTACAATTGGTCTGAGCGGTGCCGGTTCAGTAGCTCTTGCTGGTAAAGCAGCAAAAATAGCCAAAGACTACAAAAACGCCAAGTTTCTTGTCGATCCTATGATCAAAAAGATTGGCGGTATGGCTTTCGGTGCAGGTACTGGTGCTTTTGTTGATTACACTGTTGAAATTAACCAAACCGACGACAACCTAACAGGTGCTGTCAAACAAGCTTGGCCAGAATGGACAGGATGGATACCTGATGATTTGGCTACTTTGCCAACAGATGGCGCTGATGTCAAGCGTATGAAGAACGTCACTGAAGGTGTTTATCTTGGTGTCGGTTCGGACGTGCTTATTGGTGCTGTTAGATTGTTAGCAAATGTTAAAGGTCTTCGTACTACATATATTCCTAAATCAGAAAAAGCAAAGCCGGTAGCTGAAGTTCTCAATGCCAGACAAAATCTTACACCTGAAGAAGTTGTCAACGAATCTGCAGGTAGACGGGAAGCAGCTCTAGATGATATTGGTCAATCTAACCTCAACAAAGCCGTAGAAAAAGCTGGTGGTGACATTGAATTGGCAATGTCTGAACCAATTCGTGGCGTACATGATTTGTTCGGTCATCAAGAAGTCATTGCACGACCCGTTGATGGAGACGTTAACCTTGTAGCGGTTGATGCTTGGCAAACATACACTAACGGTGGTGGCAGTAAATACGGCCGTTACGGTAGCCTGATTTCTGATTCAATGATTGACTATGGTTTGGATTTGAAAAACGACATGCACGTTGTTATCCGTGGCATAGCTTCTGACTTGAAAGAAGTTGACATGGACGTTAAATTTGCTAATGGAGACTATGCCACTGCTGCACAGATTGCTGAAGTTGGAGAAAAAATTGCAGGTGAACTGACCGGTATGCCTTTCGAAAAAATGAAGCAAATTCTTGAAAGGGAACTGACTGAAAAGTCTGGTGAAATGGGTGTCAGAACACTTAGTTCACAAGGCATTGAAGCTGCCAGAATTATGATGAAAGATCATATAAAAACTTTGATTGATCTCGATGAAATCAAAGCTGAGGCATATCTTTCTACTTCTTTGGCCGGCCAAGTGTCTGACATTGCACAAGGTATGAGGTTGACTGAAGGAACACCTGCTATTGACATTGCATCGGATGACCTTATCAAACGTCTAGAGTATCTAATGGCTATGCGTGGTCGGGCAGTATATGTACGTGGTCGGGCTCTGAATTTGACTAATATGTACAATCGGCTTAGAGCGCCCGGCACTGTCCAAGAAAAAGCTAATGCTCAAAGATATGCTGAGCGAATTAGTCGAGTTGTGAAAGAAGAGTCTAATGAAACTTTGCGAGCAATTGACAAAATTCGATTAGACGCAAAGATGACTGGTAATCTTTTACGTGAAGTCAAGGATACAAACAAAGAGTATTTTAATGCATTAATGTTGGCATATGAACTTACAGATGGTAAGGTCAGCACTATGTCTTCTTTAAATAAGTATCTTAAAGAGTCTACTGGTATTCTTAGAAAAGCTTTGTACGATGGAGATACTGGTACTCAATCACTTATTCTTCAAGGTTTTTGGTCTAACGTTTACAACTCTACTCTAAGTGCATTTTCGACACCAATCAAAGCTGGTTTTAGTAACTTCGCAGGTCTGGTAGAAAAACCTATCGGTGCAATGATTGGGGGACTGAGATTCCAAGAAGGTCAGCAAATGCGTAAAGCCTGGTACCAATACAGTATGGACCTAGACGTTCTACACGAATCGTTAAAATATATGGGCGACGTATTCAAGCGTAGTGCTACTGAACCTAATGTTGGGGACCTGACGCGCGAAAATTTCTTTGTTAAAAACGAAGATCAAATTGAAGTTTTGCGTAGAATTGCTGAAGGTAAAAAACTTGAAGGTCAAGATGGGCCAATGGTTGCTTACGAACGTATTAAAGCAATGCAAGATTTAGCAAATCATCCTTGGCTTCGTTTTGGCAACCGTGCTATGCAGGCGCTTGACGGCTTTACACAGTCCATGATTGCTCATGCAGAGGCACGTGGTCGTGCGTTTGATAAAGTAACTGAATTTGGTGCAAAAGAGTTTGATGGAGAAGCGGCAAATAAGGTTTTTGACGAAATTTATAAAGGTATGAAAGACGAAACCGGCTTGATTAAAGACGATGTAGTTAAATACACTGCAAGTGAACTCGCCTTGTCTGTGGATACACCTGCATCAAACGCCATATCTGGTCTGGTTGCTAGATTCCCAGTCATCAAACCTTTTGTACTATTTACAAAAACACCTATTAATGACCTTGTTTTAACAGGTTCTTACCTTCCACACAACCTCTTTATGCAGGAATTGCAGAATTTCAGGCTTAAAGCTGGTGATATGGGTATGGAGCAAATTGATACTATACTCAAAGGCCGTGGATTTAAAGACGGTGATGTAACTAAGATGTCTGACGCACAGAAATATGCGAAATATCAAGAAATTCGTGCTGACCTTTATGGCAGAGCTGCTCTTGGCAACCTGATTGTTGGTTCCGCTATTGGTTTGTTTATGACTGATCGCCTTACTGGCAACGGACTTGCTGACGCAGAAAAACAAAAACTACGCCGTGAAACTGGCTGGAAACCACGTTCTATTCGACTTCCCGGTGGTAATTGGGTAAGTTATGACAACCTTGGTCCTGTAAGTAATTTCTTTGCTGCCATTGCTGATGTTGCTGATAATTTTGAAGCTTTGACGCCTAATGATATTGCTGAACAATTTAGCAAACTTGCGTTTATTTTCTCAGCATCAGTTACTGATAAATCATTTATGGCTGGTCTAGAGCCATTTATTGACGTTGCACGTGGAGATGTAGGAGCCATAAATCGTTGGACTGGTAGTTTTATTGTTGCTGCTAATGCCCCTGGATCAAGCCTTATGGCAGAATTTTCCCGTTTGCTAGATCCTGGCCTAAAAGAAGTGCAAGCTACAACATTTGATATAGCCCGTAACCGTTTGCCATTTTTAAAAAGCCAAATACCACAAAAATATGACTGGATTGATGGCGACCGCATTGGATACCCAGACAAAGCAGGCAACATGTACGAAGGCTTTATGACTCGTGTCTGGAATAACTACATGCCTTGGAAAATTAGCGGAAAAATTTCTGACGAAAAAAAATTCTTGCAGATGGTTGAGTTTGATGCACGACCAATTCTACGTACAAACGGAAGAGGCATTGAATACACACCTGAACAACGCTCAGAAATCACCATGATTATGGGTCGTGAAAAGTTTTTTAGGGACGGAATTAGACGTGTTATGAAGCAGTATGATGCAAAAAAATTCCGAGAAGATTACAATGCGTGGATTAAAGGTGGAACCCCGATTGACGTGGGCGAACTTGGTGGTTTGCACAAAAAACTTCGCTTTGAATTGAGAAAAGCAATGAACGCTGCTGCTGCTTTATCATCATCAAGAGATGTAATTTCTCAAAAACAATACATTAATGATGTTATTGAGCTGTATGTTGCAAGAAACCAACGAGAAGCAGCTAAAGAGTTCATGGAACAAATGGAAGCAAGGCTATCTTTTTAAACACAAAACACTAAAGCGTAATGGCTAACACATTTGTTGAATACACAGGAAATGGTTCGACTACGAACTATTCATTTACATTTGAATATATTAAAGAGGCAGAAGTCAAAGTCACCCTTGACGGTACTGCAACAACTGCATTTACATTTGCCAACGCTACCACCCTTAGCTTCACAACTGCACCTGCAAACAATGTAAAAATCCGTATTTATCGTGAGACGGATGTGTCTTCTTTGAAGGCTACGTTCTTTGCAGGTTCTGCTATCAAGGCAGAAGATCTAAACGATAACTTCACCCAAAACAACTTTGCTGTCGAAGAACTGCGTGAGTCTACGTGGGACTTCGACACGGAGACTATCAAATCTAACGAAACCTGGGTTAGCAGTGACGATCAAATCGCAACCACTGCTGCGATGGATGCTCGTTTTCAAGACGAAGCTGCTGAAACTATTACTAGCAGTGAGACTTGGCCCAATGATGACGATACGATTGCTACTACAGCAGCTATCGATGACCGCATTGACACTGCAATTACAAACGATATTGCAGGTTCTGATGGTGTTTCTATCACGGACGATGGTGACGGTACTATTACTATCGGATTGAGTGACAACAGTGTTGACTTAGATAAAATCAAAAATGCTGATATTATTGCGTCTACAGAAACCTGGTCTAATGGTGACTCACAAGTTGCTACCACTCAAGCTATCGATAACCGCATTGATGCAGCAATTAACAATGATGTATTGGTTGACAACACCGGTCTGACTAAGACTTCGGCTGGTGGTCAAGTAACTCTTGGCATTGGTGCTAGTAGTGTTGATTTTGACCGAATTAAAGATGATGACATCATCACGTATGCCGAACAAAATAGTGGTTCTCCATCACCTGCTGACACCAACATTTTTACTGCATCAGCTTCTGCACGTCGTTTTGACACTCTCGTTCAAAGTGCTGTACCTACCGGTTCTGATTGGGAAGTAGGTAAGACTTGGTTGCAAGATGATTCCAACAAAACTCTAAGTATCTGGAACGGAACTGGTTGGTCTACTGTTTCACAAGGTGGTGGTTTCCGAACTCAAGATAAAGTTATTTATGTTGATAAGGCTGGTGGCAATGATAGTTCAAATGGTCACCGCATTAGTGCACCAAAAGCTACAATTAAATCCGCTATTGCAGACATCAACGCTGACATCGCTATTTCTACTGAAACCTCTGATGGTTTTAACGGTGGTAGTGGCTATACTGACGGTAGCTACACAAATGTCGCACTTACTGGTGGCACAACCGGTTCTGGACTTACAGCCAATATTACAGTTTCTAGCGGTATTGTCACTGCTGTAGAGAACGTTTCTAGCACGACACTTCAAGAATATCAAATTGGTGATGTGTTATCTGCTGCTGACGCTAATCTTGGTGGCGGCGGTGGATCTGGTTTGGCTATTCCAATTATAGGTGACGGTGACGGTATGACTGTGATTGTTTCCGCAGGCGTATACCAGGAAGCCGCACCTATCCAAATCAAACGTCGAAATGTGTCTATTATTGGCATGGCGTTGCGTAGCTGCATTATTCATCCTACTGTTGCAACTCAAGGTGATCAAAGTGCTGGTAACCATGCGTTGTTTGAACTGAACAGTGGTTCGTTCTTGCAGAACTTGACACTGACAGGTATGCAAGCTGGTACAGGTACTGGCAACAGTGTTGATTCTGTTTTGCCTGATCGTCAAGGTTGGAACTTTGCATTTTATAATAACGCTTATATTACTAAGTCACCATACATTCAAAACTGCACTAACTTCTCTGACAGTGAGGTTGATAACAGTGATCTTCGTGCTCACCGCCCTCGTGGTGGTTCGGCTGGTGACGTTGATTCTGCACCTACTGGCGGAGGTATGCTTGTTGATGGTTCAGTGCCGAAGAGCAATAGCCCGTTGCGTTCAATGGTGGCAGACAGCTACACCCACGTTGGTCTAAACGGACCTGGCATTCTTGTGTGTAACAACGGTTATGCACAATGCACGTCTAGCTATGCCTTCTTTAACAAGTACCACATCAAAGCGTTGAATGGTGGTCAGGCTAACCTAGCTGCATCTACAACGGATTTTGGTGACCAAGCATTGGTGGCTGATGGTAAGTCTACTGCTGCTATTTTTACTGCAACAGTTAACGGTGCAGCTAATAGCGGTGATTTGACGTTCGACATTGATAACGTTACTGCAGGTACAGGTTGGTTTGGTAGTCAAACTAAACCGGCGAGCAACATGCTTGTTACTGTCAACAGTGTCACTTATCCTATTCTGTCGTCTACTGTTATTACTGGTGGACACAGGGTTACTATTAGCCGTCCTGATCCTAACAAACGTAGTACCAACCTCGGACTT